ATTGTATGCCCTTGCAACATCGTATATCTTTGAAGGAAAGATAAGAGGTTTCAGTTCGTTGTCTCTAAACTTTGCAACCAACTTGTATGGCATCTGTGTTACATCAAACACACAGAATGCAGAATAGTCGTTTGCAGTACCTCTAGAAACGTCTGCGGTGAGGACGTAGGTGTGTCCTTGTTGTGGAGGTATGTGAACATCCAACCCTGCGTTAGACTGTTTGGGTTCTCTGTAAGTCATCACACGAAGTTTGGATGGTGAGATAAGTGTGTCAATAGAACCAAGAAACTCACACTCAAACTCTGTGTTGAACTGCGCCTCTGACGTATTCTTGATTGTCTCTGCCTTCCATGCCTCGTCTCTACCAGGCACTTCTGACCAGTGAACCTCAATAGGAACGTATGTGTTACGTCCCTCTTCTGCATCCACCCACAACTTGTAGAACATATTCATACCGTGTGGTGTGGAGACGATCATCACTTTTGTTGATTTACCAGATGAAATCGTAGGATACACAGAACTGAAGAACTGTTCTGCTACGTTAGCAGGAACGTATGCAAACTCATCAAGAAAAATAATGTTATATGAACCACCACGAACAGCACTAGCTGAAGTGGAACTTGCAAGAATTTTAGAACCATTCTCTAACTCCAAGGAACCCTTGTTCCATGCCATGACACCTTGTTGCAACCACTTGGGTAAATGTTCGTATGCCAACTGCAAACGACCGAGAAGGTCACGAGCAGTTGCCGCCTTGTTCGCAAGGATTGCAACATTCACACTGTCATTGAATAGAACGTAGTGCAAAAGGTATGAGATAATTGTTGTGGACTTACCAGACTGTCTAGGAAGTTTGCAGATAGTAAAACGATTTTTGTGGAACGTTCCTACCATCTCCTTTTGGAAATCATACATCTTAAACGGCACAAGTCCCTCGTCAAGAGAAACAATCCTGACGTAGTTCTGAATGAAGTACAGGGGGTCTTCCATGCAGTTCTGATATTCTTGGAGTTCTTCTTTCGTCCAAGACTGTGCAACGTTAGCCCGCTTGAGATTTGGGTTTCCTAGATAGACTTGTTCAGTCATCCCCTACTCTTCCAAAAATGAGTTCCGTAGTAATGATCTTTTGTATACAATGTTTTTTTAATGTACCCTTGATTTGCCTTGTAGATTTTTGTACCATCACCATCATATTCCCAGACTCTTTCATCGGGATTATGACTCTGAACTGGACCTTCTTTTATATCATTCTTTTTCATGTTTATATTTATACCTAACAAATGTGCCGTCCTCATATACGATACTATTGAGAACATAATGATTGATTGATGCACCCAGATATCGTTCTTGTTTATTTACTGGGAGGAAAGAACTTTCCTTTTGTTTTGTATACAGGTACTCCTCATTCTTATCATAATCATATATGTATTTTTTCATCGGCCACTTGTATGTTCTATAGTCACCGTTGTGTCCAGCATATGGGTTAGACAAAGCCCACTTCTCAAAATAATCTGTATAGAAAAATGAATATTCTAAATGATACACGGATGGGTCTTTCAGAAATCTTGGTGAGAGATATCTAGATAATAAGTCATCTATACTCCTACCAAACCACCAAAGCAACTCCCAACATGTTTCTGGTTTGTACGGAGACATATCAATATATTTTTCTGCCGTCTTTAACATATCAGGGTCTTTCATAATATGAATCCAACTCTCATCTTTGATTTTGAAGAATTCTTCCATAGACATATGTGATGATATCGCAAGGAACAACTCATCTCCACCGCCACCATTCACATTGATTGTTTGTCCATTCCATAACTCGTCATTATCGTAAATATAGTTTTCATCGGAGTGCCACTCCAATTTTACTTTCTTATCTACCAATAAATCGTAAAAACATGGATTTTCTTGCACACTAGCTTTTGATAGGTAAACGATAAGGTTCGTATCCAACCTCATAGTTTTTAGAAAACTCACCAATGCACATGTGCTATCTATACCGCCAGACCACCACAATCGCACTGGTTTCCCAATATCCCACAGTTCTATAGCCCTGCGATTAGTCAGTTCTTCGAAGGTTGATGTAAAATTTGTTGGAAACTCTATAAAAGGATTCTCAACCAAATCGAGTTGATTATCAAAACCAACCCTAAAACGAGGAGAGTGTAGAGCAAAATTAGTTGCTAATTTATATTCGTCTCTTTGACTTATTTCTGGAAAAGAATTTGTGTGATAATAAAGAACCTTACTCACTTTTCCCCTTCAACATTTTCTGAAGTTCTGCGGTGCTACCAACAAATAGTGCATTGGTAACATTCTTAGGTCCGTGATCTGGAACCTCTTTGAGTTTTTTCATTTTCTCTTGAAGTTCACCAAGTTTCTCAGTAACGTCAGCAACCTGTTTGATGAGGTTTCCGGCAACTTCATACGCTCGTGGATGTTCCGATTCTCTGGCGAGTTCCAGTATTCCTTCCACTGCATCCGTTCCTCTTTCGACCAGATTGTAGAAGTTTCGTCTTTGGTATTCATAGTCATTATCAATATCCTCTCCATTACTAGGCATAACAATTTCTTTTTTTTCTACGACAACCTCTTGGGAAACAACCTTGTCGATGACCCCAAGTGCTTTCTCTATTTCAATCTCTTTAGACATAACATATCATTTATTCTGATACTACATACTTAATTGGTTGTTTCTTTTGAACTGGGAAGGTGAAATCTCTTATGTGATGTCGTCTACGGTTTACTCCGTCTTGAGGAAATCCTACACCCATTAACAATGATGGTAATTCTCTTAGCAATGCAATCTCTTTAACTGCTTTTGTGTCCATACACTGACAACACCCCGTTCTATATCCCATAAGTGATGCAGTAAGATTAAGATAACCAGCAGCAATACCTAGTGCAATTTGTTTGTCACCAATAATGTGTTGATAAGTTTCTTCAGACCATTCCCCGTTCTTCAGATACTCTTTTGCTTTCTGTCCTCTTGTTTTCTTTGTTATTTGATCGACCAACTCTTCATAACTGTAATCTTCAAAAATAACCAACAAATTAGCTAAGGTCTGTGGATTTGACTCAATCTGAGTACCATCATTAAATCCATAAGTATGTTCATGTATTTCTTCAATAATATCACGGTCCTGTATAAAATGAACCTTATAAAACGCAAGATTTTGTTTACTTGGGCAATTAGTTACTGCATGAAGTAATGTATCAATATCTTCTTTCGGTAACTTTTTATCCAAATTGAAATTTCTTTGAGTATGTTGGCTTCGAACAACACTCTTTTCAATTTCACTATTCGTATGTGCTTTGTATAGTTGATCTACCATAGTAACTCCTCTGGAACTTTTATTTATTTATTTATACGGAAACTTTTATTCCCCTGTCATGTAGATATTTCTTTTGAAGAACTTTGGGTGTTTGATTTTTAATCCATGGCATAACATGTAACCACTCTTGCACCAACTTTTTATCATAAAATACATTTCTGTTCTCCAATCCATAGGCCAATGACAAAGTTTCAAAAAGGTCGAGTAAACGCCTTGCTTGTCCCCCATAAAAATGTTGCCAAGGAAACACTGTTGATAAATCCTCTGGCCAAATAGAAAAACCTGATGAGTTTTTATTCGTATTACCATTGAACTTCAACGGATATCCTTCTGGTAACGATGGATAATTATCAAAAACTTCATCTCCTCCATTTCCAGTAAATATAACTTTACTATTGAATTCAGAAATACATTTTTCTCTCATGAACCACTGTGTTCGAAGAGATAAATTTGCACATTCTAATCTCTTTCTATTATCCTTCCATTTGGATTTTAGATTTATTTCATCCCAAGATATATCATAGTCGGGAATGCTTTCTATCTTAATATTTTTATTATATTCGCCCGTATATTGAATAACTTGATTCAATTTGTCTACATCTTCAGCACCTTCCCATGCTCCTGATAGGCAACTTATACTATTAAAATGTTTTTTGTGGTCAGCCAAACACAATGCAATAGGTGTACTGTCTAAACCACTACTAAGAAGTAGAGTTGAATTTTCTGTATAACGTTTAAGAACTGCTTCTTCGAAGGAATTTGTAAGATCATCCAAATTATCTTTATACTGATTTAAATCCCATTTATGAAGTTCTGTATTTACTGGTTCTAATATACCAGTTTTTACATTATAATTATAATGACTGTTGTGGGGAATTCTATAGAATGTTTTATTCCACTCAGTATCGTTGTACACAGCGAACTTTATCTCGAAGGGTAGAGTCAACCCTGGCGGACCAAATCTTCCACCTTTGGGTTCTGCCATTGGAAAAGTACTGAAATAGAAGTAATCATCAATTTTATAATAAAATGCTTGTTTTGTACTCCACGGATCAGTAAATAAATCTATGGTGTCAGTTTTCTCATCATAAACTATGAATAAGAATTCACCATCCAAATATTCTGTAAATTTGTCACCATATTCTAAATATTTGTCAATGCAAAAAAAGATACTACTGAATAATGGATGACGATTATAAATTTCTCCAATCAATATATAATATTTGTTATTATGCTTGTAAGGTTGTACAACATCTTTTCCAGTAATACTTGATAGGTGGTGTGTTATATAAACACCGTTAACATCTATAGTATTACTGGTATCAGGTCCACCTAACTTCAAATAATCATCAATTATTATTGAGTTTGGATTATTGGTTATTTTGAAAGTACACATTTTTCATAACAAAGATTTCATGCATTTTACTCTGCTTCAAAGGACTTTGTTGATGAGTTAAAAACCAGAACAGTCCCGTCCTCTTCAACAATTCGACAAGAGATATTATTAAGTGACATATAGGTTTTCCAACTAGATGATGTCGATTGAAACACAGCATCACTAATGCTATTTTCCCAATCTGATTTTGATGCCCATATTTGTGTGCGTGTGTGAGTATTTCCATCATCAGATTCGGAAAGACTAGTTAGTTTATTATCGGATTTTAAATTATCCAAACCACCAGTATATTCATCTTTTTCCCATGGCCAAAAAGTATCGTCACTTTGTTTTGTGTAGGTTTTTGTTACTGTATAAGTCATTGTGTACCTCCTCACATATTTATATCAAATAAACTTTTATTTATAGGGTGTGGGTTTAAGATGTGTGTATTCATTATCTCTAACCTGTGATCCAAATCCTGATATTTTTTCTGGAAGTTTTATACCTCTATTATAAAAATATAATTTTTGGAAAACTTTGGGTGTTTGATTTTTAATTTCTGGTATAACGTGTAACCATTCTTGTGTTAAACTTTTATCATAAAATATATTTCTCAGTTCCAATCCATAAGCCAATGACAAAGTTTCATGCAGATCAATCAAACGTCTAGTTTGTCCTCCATAAAAATGTTTCCAAGGAAATACTGTTGATAAATCCTCTGGCCAAATAGAAAAATCTGATTTATCTTTAGTCATATAACTCTCAAGAATTTCATCTCCACCATTTCCCATAAATATAACTTTGCTGCTAAATTCAGAAATAACTGTCTCTCGCATTCTTAATTGAGAACGCCAGTTGCATTTACTACTACGCAGAAAATTTCGATTTTCAATATAAGTTTTATCTGTTAGTTCATTGTTTTCTGTTATTTTATAATTTGTATTATATGGTTTAGTATATTCAAGCACTTGTTGTATTGTTTCGTTATCTTCGGAATCGTTCAGAGACAATGTAATACTATTAAAATGTTTTTGGTGATCAGCCAAACACATAGCAATAGAGGAACTATCCAAACCACCACTAAGAAATAATGTTATGTTATCAGTATATCTTTTAAGAACCGCTGTTTCAAAAGCAGAAATAACATCATCTAAATTGTCTTTATACTGTATCAAATTCCACTCATGTAGTTCTGTGTTTATTGGTGTTAGTTTGTTTGAGATAACGTCATATCTGTAGTGACTGTTGTGTGGTATTCTAAAAAACTCATTATTCCATACGGGGTCTATAGATGGTTCCTTATTAAATCTTCCATCTTCTGGTTCTCTCATGGGGAAAGTGCTAAAATAAAAATGTTCTTCAACTTTATAGTAAAAACACTGTCTTGTGCTCCACGGGTCTGTGAATAAATCAATAATTTTGGTTTCTAAATCGTATACTATAAACAAAAATTCACCATCTAAATATTCGGTAAATTTATCACCATGTTCAAGATATTTTTCTATACCAAAATAGATGTCGCTATCCCACGAATCATCATAATTATAAATTTCTCCCAATAACATATAATATTTGTTACCGTACTTTACAGGTTGTATAACCACTTCTCCTGTAATACTTAATAAATTATGTGTAATATAAACACCACCAGCATTTATAGTTTTACTAGCAGTAGGACCGCCTAGTTTTAGATGTTGATCTAAAATCGTTTGGTTTGGATTGTTTGTTATTTTAAAAGTACACATTTCTTACTCATAAATTAAGTATGGCAATTTTCCATCTGCGTCTCGACCTCTATACATATAAGTTTCTGGGTCAGCTTCATATCTCCAAGCACCATAACTACCATGTTTAGCACAATACAAATCAAAATCTCTACCTGTTTTGCCCTCACTAACAAATTTTTCGTAAGTTCTCCAGTATGCAATCTCACGGCCGCTACGAGACTTTGAATGTCTAATACACAAATCTCGCAACTCTTTTGGTAAGAATTCATACTGTTCAAACCGACCCATCATATTTTTTGCGACCTCATCATAATTGAAATCATCTCCAGTGGACACTGGAATTAACTCTCGCACACCACCCAAATATATGTCAACACCAATATTTTCAATGCCAGATTCCCGACGACTCACTTCATAACCCTGAGTAGCAGTATTTTCTAAACATATTCCTATAGACACTCCATCAGCATATGTTTCGAAGCACCACTTTATATATCCAGCATAACGTGGTCTGAGAGAACCGATATCATACTTCCCCCCTTTAAATCCTGCTCGAACTGGAATACGTTCTTCCACATATTCTTTGGGAAACTCGCCAAGTTCTAAATTAAAGTCCCGATATTCTTTCTTAAGAAAGTCTGATACTTTATGAATTCTTTCAAGTTCCTTTGCATTAAACTCATCACTTTCAAAACGGTCAACTCCGTATCGAACAACAATATCAGCGTCAGTTTCAGTTAACCAACGATATAGAGAATATGTAGAGTTTATGCCGCCTGAGAATGGTATGAGTATTTTCACACTAGTTCCATAAGTCTGTATGAACCTTTACACTAAAACAATCTTTACCGAAACAATCTTCCATGTAAGAACTACAATGAATTCTCGAAGTTTCAAACATCACAACCTGACCAATATTCCAAGGAATAGATTCTGCAAAACTAAATCCATGCAACATCTCAATTGGATGGTGTTGCAAATATTTTTCCCAAATCTTAGAATCAAAAGATTGATCAGTATACCCAATTAGATCACTGTAATCGTGACCCAATTTCCACCCAGTTGCAGCATGTTTTCTATAAAAATTTTGATCGGGATGAGCTTTCTGATCAAAGTATACAGTTTCAGTTGTTCCCACACTTCCATCTTCTTTGTAACATCTTAATGGGAAGAGCACTGTTGTGTTCGCACCCAGAATCGTTGGTCCTGTTCTATCACTTAGATAATTTTCGCCATCGTTGTGTAAATGAATTGGTTCTTTGAAATACCCATATCTGCCTGGAGTATTGGGTTCATACCCAATGATTGGTTTTAGAATTTCATTAAAAAGATTACGAGCTTTGATTTTTTCATCTTCAGTGAAAATTTCTAAATTAGTATGCCCCTGCATTGAATCGCTCATTTCATCTATTGGCAACCCACTGTCAGATATTTTTCTATATCCTAAAAAATTTTTGTCTTTTTCTTGTTGCCATTCCCAAGTCCGATTTAATACTTGTAACTCTTCTTCTAGATTTATTAGATTGTCGATTACTGATAATGGGACATCTGCATAATGAAACATGTTATCACTCATCGCTCCCTGTTTCTGGATTAAAGTTCTTTGCATCCTCAAAGAATGAGGTTGTTTCATTAAATCCAAAATCATCATCAGCATCAGCACTTGTTGGGTTTGGTGTAACTGTGTATCTCTGTTCCCTCTTAGGTGACTGATCAGGTAGGTCTGTGTACTGATCAACCTGTACAGTCTTGATAACCTTACTGGAGGTAACAGGACCGTAGAGATGGAACTTAGCAGTAAAAGAGAGAGTGTAGATAATAGCTCTACGGTTTGCAAAGTCACCCTGATAATCGTCTTCATAACCAATGCTGTTTAGAACAACGGGGACATCTCTCTTGATACCCATATCTGTGTTGTCATTGATTGTGACCGTGTAATCAGGTTGAAAGTATGGTAAAATCTGTTCTACAATCTGCAACGCATCGTCTGACTGTTTTGAGAGAATGTAAAGTTCAAAGTCAATGTTGTATGGAACAGGCATGTACTGCGTGTCCAACTGGTCAGACTTTGCACCCTTCACCTTCTTGAACTTCTGCACACGTTGTAGTTTGCGTGATGGGTCATATGACATACCAGTAATCTCAAACCCAATACGAGGCAGAGTTACAGCAGTTGCCTGTGCAAGATTAGGATCATCATTCAGACGAACAAGGAACTTCTGCCGTGGACCATATGCAAGAGGAACCTTCATAGACTGTTGAATAGTTCCACTGTTGTCCTTACGAACAAGATGGATGTCATTGAAAAGTGAGCCGAAAGAAACGACTACCTTACGAATTGTTTCGTGATAAAACTGTTGTCCCAACATTACGATGGTTCTCCTGCATCACCGAATGGATTTGATTCGCTGAAGTCTAGGATAGTATCGTCCAGACTGTCGAATAGTTCATTCTGATTGACCTTATCCGTTGATTGGTCACCTACTATATAGTCTTCATTGATAAAGTATGATGGATCACCAGTATCAGCAGAACTTTCAATTAGGATAGACTCACCAACAGAACTGCTATCGTCTTCACCAATGATGTTGTCTCCGTCTGTCTCCTCAAGAAGAAGACCAGAGTTATCTTCAAGTCTGATGTTTTCATTGACTGCACTTGACTGTTCAAGTGTGAACTGATAAGTGAGTGCATCCATTGAGT